ATATCCCATACTTACGTATGCGATATTATCATTCACAGTTGTAATATAATTGTTTGGAATTCTATATGCCGATATTGTTGGGAACTTTACAGTATCGATCTCTTCAAAAACGAATCCTCCAACATTATACCCACTCAGATACCAATTATTACTAAATCCAAATCGTTTACCATAAAATGTGAAAATATGTTCCTGAGAATGACTTATAGAAATATTATCAAATATTGGAATACCTTTATAAAAGATATTAGTAAATTCTGGGTATGCGGAAATCATAATAACATCCGTAGTGTCTTGACCAGACAATGACCAATAATCATCATAACCATTTAATATAGACCCACTAGATACCGCAACAAAATTTGTATTGACCACATAAATCGGGGCTTGTGGGGTTTCTAGGGCCGGGAACAACCAACCCTTAATATTGAAGGTGGTGTTACCGACAAGTTTATATTTTTCAGAATGATCGATATTAGTAGGATTTTCAAAATCCACAACACCACCCCATGTAACTTCAGTTCTTAACTCATCTATAAAATCCATCCCAAACTCTTCTGGAACTTTCCAAGAAATTATGAAATATGGATTACACCAAGGAATAAAATTTGACACGATTTGGTCAATATCCTCTTTGTAATTCGCTACAATGGATACATTAATATCCATTGTGACAGGAACCGGAGTTGGTATTCTCGCTATGCTATTATTATCATTTATATTCGAACGAGTGATTTTCTGGTCCTTGAATTGGATTCTGCTGGAATCTCTCTTTATGTTTGTTTGCTCCATCGATATCACCGGAAGCGTGATATTTTTAGCCTGATTTACAATATCATAAAGAACTCTTTGTTTTGGTCCAAACACATAACGAACATTAATTTTTTCTTTTTGCTCAAAATCTTTAGTGTATCGATATAAAAATGCATCATCAAATGCGGCTACGAACTGTGTAATACAGTCCATTTGCTCTCTATAATATGAATACTTCTTCACTTACTATATTTAGCCATAGCGGGACATCCAATCACCCCAAGCATCCAAATATGTCTCCTCTTCCTCTATGAGATCCCATCTAATAGCATCAACATATTCCTTCGGAAGCTTTATGGTTTTGATATTTTCATCAATCCACACAATATAAGAAGGTTCAATTTCCACCACATCATCATAAAGCATACCCGAATATTTCCCAAAATTTATAAAATCTTTATATGGGTCGATCATACGAATCCGATTCTCCTTTCTTCAAAGGAATTATCAGCATGATTATCTTCAGCGTTGAAGATTTCAGCTAACGTCATGGGTTCGCTAATCGTTCTATTGATCTCCATGAAGTTTAATAAATTGTTTCCTTCATCTGGAGTTAAAGATCTGAATCTATATTCGTAGAACATTCTACCTTTACGAAGCAATGCGGGATCGATTTTACCAATGTCAGTATTAAAGGTTGCGATGATCTTGAGATCCAAACAATCCTTCAAGAACCCATCGGTAAGACCAAGCAGATTGTTAGTGGCAGAGTTTCGATCAACTGAAAGGACTTCTTCAGCATCTTCAATAAGGATTATCGAGCCTTTATTTTTCATCATAAAGGAAACAAATCCCGGAGATGAAATAACACTAAGCATGGAAGGAGGGATATAAATAACCTTCCTTTTAGAATTGGTTATAATATGTTTGATATAATTGGATTTTCCAGTTCCGGGATCTCCATGAAGAAGCATGAGATTTTCAGTAACACCATTAACAAATTGTTGAAGTTTTTCATGGGGGAATCCATCACCGTAAAATAAATCATAACGATCATCTTTGATGGGAATAGATTTAAATTTTGTTTTTTGTGTAAATAATCCCTGCTGTCCTTCGGCAATGAGATAAAATTTATCTACTTGATCAGATACATCCAATAAATATTTCCCCATTTTTTTCAACACATTTTCGATAAAATTCTTATTTCCCAAAGTTGGTAATAATGTTATATATATTACATCGGAACCAGACATGGGCTCATATACATCCGGTTCTTCATCCACCTCTTTATCTTTACTCTCCACAGCAACATCACCACTAATTACAATTCTCTTTTCATAATGAATATATTTGAACATGGACATTCCACGTTCACAAATATCGAATCCAATAGATAGGATATACTTTTCGAAAGATTTAAGTTCTGAGATAGGTAACACCTTTCCAGCAATAGTTAAGTAAACTACAGGAAGCAACCCAAAATGGGTTTGATAAGACGATGGATATTCTGGGAATATAATAGGTTTTGGTATTCTATTAATTAAAGCCATATCATCTTCATCATACCAACTAAATTCATTTAAATATTTTTTAACACTATCCATAATTTATTATCTTTTATAATTTTAATTTTTACTCTTATATCATTACACAAACCTATCTATAAAATATTTTGGCAATTTATTTCTATTTTTTAAAATAGAATCGTAGATGGACCCATCTAAAATATATGTAACGCATTCATCATCCTTTGAACGAATCCCTCTCCCACATGCTTGTACTAAGGTACAAAGCATCTTATTTGAATACCACGATTTGTCAAGCTTCATCATCTTCTCCACACGCCTATCTTTTGTTGGTAGCCATGGGGCTTTGATTATGATTTGAAACTTCGCCAAATCACCTTTCAAATCCACCCCATATGTCATACTCGGAGACACTAATACAGTGGGGGTTTTTGTCTTCTCATGGATATCCAAAATCTCTTCATTTCGAACACCAGCTTCTCGACACAACAACCTGTCATTTTTTATATTATCCCTAAGATAATCGGAAATGTATTGTGTGTGGGTGTGGATTATTCCTTTTTCATTTTCATGTTCATTCAAAATACCTTTAACCTGTTTAGATAATTTGGGTAACATTTCCTTTAGATTGGAGTAGTTTATCTTTTGTTTAGCCATTATATGAATCGGACCTTTATCATGATCAAATTCTGTATCAACTTCAATATATTCATACTCCACAATTCCCAAATTCTTACAAAAGCTTTTATGGTCGATTATAGTCGCAGACATTATAATTATATGTTCTGCATGATTAAAAATATATTGAGACAACTTATCTACCTTTAAGGGTGTAAATTTGATATTCTTATTTTCGTGTTCGATTATATATTCGCTATCGTAAAATGTTGTTACCAAAATCTGTAAACTACCCTGTAAATTTAATAGTTTCGTATACTCCCCAGACTTCTTAAAAAATTCAGACGACCCTTTATTATCTTTTAAATATTGTTTATAATCTTCAATATTTTGACATAATGACATTATTAGATCATTTAGCCATCTGATAACTTTTGTTGGGGTCTCTTGTGTTGGAAATGACGATACTTTGGTGTTTGTTCGAACCAGAAATGGTATATCAACTACACAAGAAAATTGACCAACTAGCTGTTCCTCCAATTCTGATCCTTCATCACATACAATAATTTTGCGCTTTTTTAAATGTTCAGGGAGACTAAAAAACATACTATAATTGAGTGTTGAAAATGTATTTTTTAACATTTCATTTCTTGCATTATAATATGGACATTTATTGGCTTTCCAACAATCATTTTTCAATCCTTTGATGTATATACAGGGGGCGATATCGACACTCATGGTATCGTCAATAGCGCATTGGTAATTACTCTGACCCTTTAGAATTCCTGTATTCTCAAATGTATTTTTGTATTGATCCTGTAATGATTTAGTTATAGTTAACGCATATACTCCAAATGGGGGCTCACTTTCAATTAAACTTGGACCATTATCCGAAAATATAGAATAATTGTCAACACAGTCTCTATAATGATCCGAAGGACTATCAATAGAGTTCGCCAGTGTTTTGGGTATATGCCCCTTACCTGACCCCGTTGGGGCATTAATAATAGTGTATTTTACACCATTGGCTATATTTTTTTCTATAGCATTTAAAATCAATACCTGTGGTTCAGATGGGGTATATCCGTCTGGAAAATTTAATAAAAGGTTGGACATCTACCGGATTGTAACCAAACAACGGGAATTGTCAACTCATTTTTCGAGAATGTATAGATATTTCTCGTGGAGTTTTGAATGATCGGCATTATTGATGGTTTTCATTTTCCAAAAAACCTCTTCAGTATTTGGAATAAATGCAGATAAGCAATAATCAAACATAAATCCATTCGTTAGGGTATCCACCCTAAATGGATAAGGCAATTCATATTCTTTTACTATATCCCCGTTTTCTATTTTAAATTTTATGAAAAATTGTTTGGTATTGAATACTTTAATTTTTCCCTGTTTGATGATCTTTCCATCTAAGTAAAAATCAACACTCTTTAACATTATTCCCTTTAACCGATTTTCCAATCTAAACATATATACTAATTATAATAAAATTACGAAAAATCAACTAGACTGTTTTTGTATTTTCCTTCTCAAATGCCCGCTTCTTTTGGTATATTTTTAATCCCCATTAAAGTATTTATCATATTCTATCCATTTGATACACTATCTTCAAAATTTCTTTTCTGTTCGGGAGTCATTTTTAGTAATACATCGTTGTAATATTTCCAGAAGGTGTCATCCGCTGGTATAGTTTGTCTCAGGTAACAAGTTCCGTGAGATGGACCCTTATTAGTAAAGGGGGATTCCGGTGTTGACATAGAAACGTTTCTATAGTCTTGTTCAAAAATATCCCAAACTACCACGATATCATGTCTATTTTCATCAATACGTCTTCCAGTTCTAGGTAATCTAAAATTGAGAGATATCTTAGCATTATAAGAAGTTAATAGTGAAAATGAATTGGTGCATATCATTCTTCTAATCTCCATTCTAGGTGGAACTGGTGCGCGTTCTGGTCTTCTTCGAACGAATACTATTTCACACACATTATTTTGTAGAAGGGTTTTCAACTCTCCTCTAGATATTATTCTATCCGATTGGGTTATATTCGATTTATAATCTTCTACAACCTGAAACCCTTTAACAAAACGGTTCCAAGCATCTCTAAGATTTCCCTTAGAGTCCATCGCAATACGCTCGTAACGTTCTCTTCCAGATGCCACTTAATTATTTAATCAATATCAATATCCGAATCAATTAAATGTTTGATGTGTATCGGACTACTTAATTTTTTATACCTGTTATCTAAGGTTATAAATTTATCATACTGAGTGAAATTGGGAATAATATTAAATTTACCACCCATCAACTCTAAACGCTCCAATTGGGCATATGCAATATGATCTATATTATCGCTGTTGGATAAATGGTAATTGGTGCCACCAAACACATAAACATAATCACGTTGTTCTGGAGCATGTTCAGTTAATATATTTAATTTATTGAATATTTCGGTATCTTCCCCCTGTGTTCCAACACACGCATATCCATTAACCCTAAACCATTCAGATCGTCTATAGGAAACGGAATTCAATGTCCCATCACAAATATCAAAATGTTCACCATATATTATATAAGATGAAAAATTTCTATATGCAACAATGTCAGGGTTATCATATTTCACCATATGATTAGAAATCCTATCGGGTAGATATACATCATCATCATCCCATGGAAAAATTACATCATACATTCCAAAAACAGCCCCCATATTTCTCTTATCACGTACGAGCATTCTAGTGTTACAGTTTATAACTGTAACGTCCTCTAGATCACAATATAACTCAACATTTTTATCATCATTTATTATTACTAAATGTTTATCTTTATATGTTTGGGATAAAAAAGATGCTAACATTCTACCCAAATAGGGTATCCGTCCATATGTTGCGCAAACGGCAAGAGCTTTCATCATAAATTTATATTACTTAACCTTACAAATACCGAACATTCTTTGTTCATTTAAGAAAAGTCCCTTATCAATCTTACCGTGTCCATCCACTTCAACATTAGTGACTTGGATTCCCATATTTGCAGGGAATAATACGATCTCACCAATTTCAGTGTATCGAACATTCGGTCCTTTAAGAATAACTTTACCCTTTCTCCACATGTTATGGACTTGGTTGGTGGGGATTGCAATACCACCACGCATAACATATTCAACACCATCTTCACCACTCTGTAAGTCACAGAATTCAATAAGCATAACATCATCCATCAATTTGGATAATTTATAATTTTCTAATCCGAAATCAGTTGGTAGATTCTTATCTGACAGATCGATGTGGGAATGTAAAGGTTTTAGTAGGTCGATTGATGCTGGTTCACTCATAAAGGTATTTATTTAGATCTTTGAACATGTCAATTTCTCTCTTGGAATAAAATTCAGGAATGGGAGTAATCTCCACCTTTTCAGCTTTATTCTTTTTAATATAATTGATACGTCTAGGTTTTTGTTTTGGAATTACATTTTCAAAAAACTTAAACTGGTCCTCTCTACTCTTGAAAATATTTCCATATGTGTTGAGGGTATCGTTGATGTAATCCACTAATGATGGATCATAGAACGAAAAAGTTTTAGTGGTTAGATATGGATTAAACTCTGATAGTAATTCATTATCTAATTCCTTTTTATTCTGTTTGAATATGAGGTAGTCGGTCGTTTTAAAGCTCACGTTTTTATCATCCCTTCATAATATATATCTGAACAATCCCTATCTAGTAACCACTTCTCAGGAACGATTATTAATTCCTTCTTCTTTCCCAACAATGATGCCCACCAAGAGAAAGAGGAGTTACTACAGACGATCCTATCATGTAGGGAAAGTAATGTCAAGTCATTTAACTCAGATGATGTTTTGATGAGATTAAAATCATACTTTTCAAATTTTTTAAGAACCAATTCTGGGGAGTCTGTGAAAACATTCACCTGAAAATCTGGACAGAACTTTTCAAATTGTTTACTAAAGTAATTGGTTAAGTCTCCAAATATATGGGGATAATTTAGGTAATCACCTTGCCTTATATGAAAGGCTATGTTGTTATCTCTGGATATAAAGGACCAATCAACTGCTGGAAGATATAACTGATTAATAAAATCATCCCTATAATCTTTGAAATATTTTAAGGATTGGAAGTATCCATGTAAGGACACATCCCCATCAATCCAGTGATATCTAGGTAACTCTTTATAATTAAATCCTTCTTCATGAATTTCCCTAGTATCACCTCTTGGACTATAAGAATTTCCAAAGTTCCGAAATATACTATATTGATATAATATAGGACTTATTCCCTGTGATGCTGTCCAATTACTTGGGTCTATGAGTAGATCTAAGTTATACTTTTTACTATAAGCGTAACCAGCAGCTATTTGAAATAACTGATTACCAACTCCACCACAAACATCTACATAACACTTACTCATTTTCTTTTAATGTAAAGTGCATCACCCCAACCACATCCGGTATCGACTTCTTCCACTTTCTCAAATCCTCTAGCTGATAAAAATTCTGTGACTTCTGGTTCAAGAGCACATCCTTTATACATCTCTCGATAATTAATTTCAGTGAATACTGCATCGATAAATCTCCAATCTGCGATACCCATTAAAGCCTTCAACTCCGCTCCCTGAATATCCAAATTTAAAACGTTCCATGCCTGTTCGTTGTATCCAATTTTTCTATTAATTGAATCGATGGTGGTTGTCTTCATTTTAACGGTTTCCACATTTACTATATGTGGATAAATTTTTGCATGATCTCCCAATTCCAATATTGAAGAACTCTCCCCATTATTGGTGATATGAAATTCGACTTCTTCCACTTTATCGGATACTGCGGCGTGAACAACGTAACAGAATTCATCATCATTTTTCCAAGAATGTGCAAGTTCCCGGTTAGCCTCCACAAAGATTATTATGGACACACCCGCCTTTTTATAGATTGGGTATTCTTCCGCTTTATGCATTCCCACATGAAACACTCCATGTGGGATGATACCATATTTCTCTTTAAGGATATTAAAATCTATTAGCATACTTCAACTGTAAACTTATTTCCAATGTTGACAACACCAGTTCCAGAAAAATGTCCGACATCTGAAACATCATACTTATCATAAGTTAGTCCATTCCACCAAGCATTCATGGCTTCTGGATCTGCACCGGGAACTATTCTAGGCCAATTGGGAAGAATATCATCTAGAATTAAAAGACCTTCCCATTTAATTTCTTCTAAAAATGATAGGAATTCCCTTTCCTTGATACCATCGTGAGGATCGACATCGATCATTACTATATCTACATGATCCCATTTTCCCGGCTCTCTTTTAACATCTGGTGATAAAATATCACCAATAGAAAATGTTAGATTATCTCGTATAATTTGAGATGCTCCTTGCTCCAAGATATCGAAAGATTTAACTTTATTATTTGGATTAAATGCCAAGGCGACTCCAGATCTACCGAATCTAGATCCGATTTCAATTATTGTTGTGTCATTAACCAATGTGCTGATATATGCATAAAATTTATATGCTTCGATCCCCGCTTCGGAAAAATCAGCACCATCGCGTAGTTTATACTCTGATAAACTACTAAGGTCCATCTTCTTCACTTCATCTTTTACTATTTTAATGTGTCTGGTCATAAATTATTTTCAATCCTTCTTTTAATGTTGTTCTGGGTTTCCAAAACTTTAGAATGTATGGATCGGGTGGATTCATTGCATTCATCTGTGTTAAATCTTTTCGAGTTCCTTGAACCACTTCACATCCAGAAATTTCTTTGATTTGATTGGCTACATCTAATATAGACACCCACTCGAAATTAGTAATGTGATAATTCTTACTCTTGTCGAGAGTATCATACAAATTAGTCAATGTCAAGAAGCACTCTGCACAATCTCTGGCGTATAACAACTGTCTCGATTCTAATCCATCGGTTCTCATGTTTATAACTCCATCATTTTTAGCCATTTTACAAAAATCGGTAATAACGTGAGCCTTTTCTTCTTCGTGTTCTGGGCCATAAACATTCCACAATCGAACAACCAATCCTCCAATATCATTGGTCATATGTTCTCCTAATTTCTTCAACATACCATAAGATGAATGTCCAAGTTCTGACATTTGGGAAGAAGTGAATAAAAATGGTTTATTAAATCTCTTTAACATAGTGAAAACATTAACCATGATTCTCATATTATCCGAAATAAATCTATATGTGTGTTCGTGTTGTTCTAGATATTTTGCACCACCAACATCGGATGCGAAATAATAAACAAAATCACACTCTCTCATATCATTCTCAAAAGTTCTACTATATTCGTGTCGTAGATCTTGGTATAGATGGTCATTGACTATATCGTGATATATCACATCATGGCCCATTTCTATTAAATATTCACAAGTCGGTTTCCCGATCTGTCCTGCACTTCCTAATACTAGTATTGTCATTTATAAATTTCTATTGTATTTTTGTTAATTTCTCTGGATGGGTAATTTTGATATCCCCAATCTTTTCTATTTGTATATTCCTCTTTAGAATATGATCCATCCTTTGGTTGTCTCGGATGTGTAACGTGATAGTATGTAAGGTCAACCAAAACTTTAGAAACACCTTTTTTCACAAGGTTCCACAAAATTTCACCATCCATAGATGCTTGTCCACTTGGAGTTCTATGGTTAGGATCTATTTCGTTGTATCCCGTGGCTATTTCATTGAAGACTTTTCTAGTGAATATTGTAGCGTCCCCAGAATATCCACCGCAAATCGCTTCATCCTCATCATTGGGATTGTGTAAATCTAAGGGATTTCCAACCACGTTTCCATTCAATATATCTTGACGATAACGGATTCTGTGGAAGTGTTCGTCATCATTTTTCCAAGCTAAATCTTTTAGATAATTCACAATCTCATTAGAGATAATAATATCCGCATTGGTCATGAATAATAATTTGCTACGTGATCGAACTGCCGCTGCATTCTTTCCGAAGTATTCATAAAATCCATTTTCAGACAGTCCATCATCCACGACAACCGACTTATCCACAATGATATTAAAGACGTTTTTATCTCTTAATAGTTCCTTTAGTTTTAGATTATCGATCAACAACTTCCCATTTATAGGATTGTAGTCAACTACAATAATTTCATAAGTTAAATCATGTCTACCCAGTATCTCTAGATTCTTTTCTAAAGCCACCGCAAAACGGTCAATAAAATCTCCCGTATACCCATCATCTCTTCCTGTTAATATAAAACTTACGTCTTTCATAGTGTTTTTAAAATGTCTGCGATGTAATCATCTGTGTGTATATATGCTATACTTCTAAAGAAATTATCTTTAGTCCCTTTAAGATACTCCTTATATGGTTTCAAATTCGATAGAATGTAATCTAATTCATCAATAGTGTTGAATACTTCCATTCCATCTAAATTGAAATAATCACCTATATTTGGACAACCCCAGAAAATGGGAATTGTTCCCAATCTAAAACAATCCAGCAATATCTCCGTGAAATAGTTATTTATTCGAGAGTTTGTTATTGCAATGCTGA